AAAGGAAGAATAGAGTCTATAGTTTCACGTATCACTGGTTTTGCTGACATGATACAACTAACTCATTTAAAACTACAACAGGTGATGTCTAGGATAGTACCTGATGGAGTTTACATGGATATAGATGGCTTAGCAGAAGTAGATTTAGGTAATGGCACTAACTACAACCCAGCTGAAGCTTTAAATATGTATTTCCAAACTGGATCTTTAGTTGGTAGATCAATGACTCAAGATGGTGGTATGAATCCTGGTAAAGTTCCAATACAAGAACTTTCTACTTCAAATGGCATGGGTAAAATACAATCATTGATACAAACTTATGAGTATTACTTAAAAATGATTAGAGACGTGACGGGACTTAATGAAGCTAGAGATGGTACATTGCCAGACAAGCAATCATTAGTTGGTTTACAAAAGTTAGCTGCTGCTAATTCAAATGTAGCTACAAGACACGTATTACAAGCTAGTTTATATTTAACTCTTAGAACTTGTGAAAACATATCATTAAGAGTTGCCGATGCTTTAATGTTCCCAATGACTAAACAGTCTTTAATGTCTAGTATATCTAGGTACAACGTAGGAACACTAGAGGAATTATCTAGGTTGAATATACATGACTTTGGTATATTCTTAGAACTAGAACCAGATGAAGAGCAAAGACAGATACTAGAACAAAACATTCAAATAGCTTTACAAGCTGGACAAATAGGTCTTGAAGATGCTATTGACATTAGAGAAGTTGCTAATTTAAAGCTAGCTAATCAAATGTTAAAAAAACGTAGAAAAGAAAAAGCAGCTAGAGAACAACAAGCACAGCAAGCTAATATGCAAGCTCAAGCACAATCTAATGCACAGCTAGCAGAACAAACAGCTATGGCAGAGGCTCAGAAACAACAAATACTAACTGAGCAAAAGATGCAACTTGAAAAAGCTAAGTCTGATTTTGAAGTACAAAAGATGGAGAGAGAAGCACAAATTAAACAACAGTTAATGGAACTAGAGTTTAATTACAATATGCAACTTACTCAAGCTCAAGGACAAAGCAGAAAAACTCAAGAAGAATTTAAAGAAGATCGTAAAGACGAACGAACTAAAATACAAGCAACGCAACAATCTGAGTTAATAGATCAAAGAAAAAATGATTTATTACCGAAGAACTTTGAATCCGCAGGTAATGATACTATGGGTGGATTTGGCTTAGAGCAGTTTGGCCCTAAGTAATTTTTAATAACTATTATATTATATTATGTCAAAAGAAGTAAAAGAAGAAGGTTCTTTTAAAATAAAAAAGAAACCAGGTAGACCTAAAAAACTTACCAACAAAGGAGAAACAATAAAAGTAGATTTATCTAAAAAAGATCCTGTAGAAGAAGAAGTAACAAAAGTTGTTATTGACGAAACTAAGGAAGAGGCTGTTAAAGAAGAGCCAATAAAAGAAGTTGTTGAAGAAAAAACTGAAGAAGCTACTGAAGAAAAAGTAACACCAATACAAGAGGTTACTGAAGAAGAAAAAGTAGAAGAAGTAAAAGAGCCAGTTATGGAAACTGCTCCAGAGCCAGCTAAGCCAGAAATTAACTTACCTGAAAACGTAGAAAAGTTAGTTAAGTTTATGGAAGAAACAGGTGGTACAGTTGAAGACTACGTTAGACTAAATGCTGATTACAGCAACGTAGATGACAATACTTTAATTAGAGAATACTATAAACAGACTAAACCACACTTAGACATGGAAGAGGTTAACTTCTTATTAGAAGATAACTTTTCATTTGACGAAGACGTGGATGAAGAGCGAGATATAAAGAAAAAGAAACTTGCCTTCAAAGAAGAAATTGCTAAAGCCCGTAAATTTTTAGAGGACACTAAGAGTAAATACTACGACGAAATCAAGTTGAGACCCGGCGTAACTCAAGACCAACAAAAAGCTACTGACTTTTTCAATAGATACAACGAAGAACAGAAAATGGTTCAAGATCAACACAAGAGGTTCCAAAATAACACTAAAAACTATTTTAACCAAGAATTCAAAGGTTTTGACTTCAATATTGGTGAAAAGAAATTTAGATATGGAGTTTCGGATACTGATGGTGTTGCTAACACCCAATCTGATCTAACTAATTTTGTTGGGAAGTTCCTGAACGAGAAAGGTGAAGTAAAAGATTATGCTGGTTACCACAAAGCCATTTATGCTGCTGAAAACGCTGATACAATAGCTAATCATTTTTATGAGCAAGGCAAAGCCGATGCTGTAAAAGATGTGATGGCTAAATCCAAAAATGTAAGTAACGAACCTAGAGTAACATCTACAGGTGACGTATTTATTAACGGTATGAAAGTAAAAGCAATTAGCGGTGTAGATAGTTCAAAGTTAAAATTAAGAATAAATAAAAACAAATAACTTAAAACTAAAATAAAATGGGAGACATATTAAGCAATTCCCCGGGTTTAGCTCCTGCTCCAATAAAAGGGCAAGCATTAAACTCTAATTACTTAAGCTTCACTGACGCAACTGGCGGTGGAACTTTTGCAAAACAATATCTACCTGAGCTTTACGAAGCAGAAGTAGAAAGATACGGAAACCGAACAATTGGTGGTTTCTTGAGAATGGTAGGAGCTGAAATGCCTATGACTTCTGATCAAGTAGTTTGGTCTGAGCAAAATAGACTTCACGTTTCTTATAGCGATGTAACTACTGGAACTGGAGCTGGAAATTTAGCAAAACTAAATATTGATTGTGGCGTTGGAAATCCTTGCGCTATTAAAAAGAACCAAACAATAGTTGTTCAAGGTGCTAATGGTGAAATGACTGCTTTAGTGGACTTAGTTAATGCTACAGATGGCGTTACTGGTATCGCTGTTGTAGAATGCAAGCCTTATACTAATGCTGATTTTTCTACAGGTGCTGCTGGTGTATTTGGCGAGAGCGAAGCTGTAACTGTATTTGTTTACGGTTCTGAATATGCTAAAGGATCTCCTGAAGCTAACGGAACATTAACACCTGCTTTTACTCAATATGATAATAAACCTATTATATTAAGAGACGAGTTTGAAGTTAATGGTTCTGATGCTGCTCAAATCGGCTGGGTTGAAGTTGCTACTGAAGATGGTGCTTCTGGATACTTATGGTATTTAAAAGCTGAGTCTGAAACTAGGCTAAGATTTGAAGATTATATGGAAATGTCAATGGTTGAAGCTGAAAAGAAATCTGGTACATCTACTGTTGCTGTTGACGGTTCTGAAGGTTTATTTGCTGCTATCAAAGATAGAGGTCAAGTAATGGATGCTTTTTCTGGAGCTGGTTTAGGTTCTGGAGCTTTGGCTGATTTTGATAAAATCCTTAAGCAGCTAGATAAGGAAGGTTCTATTGAAGAAAACATGCTTTTCTTAAACAGAGAGCTTGCTTTAGATATTGACGATATGTTAGCATCTGTAAACGGTTCTACTCAAGGTGCTGCTGGTACTGGAGCTTCTTATGGTTTGTTTAATAATGAATCTGAAATGGCTCTTAACTTAGGTTTTTCAGGATTCAGAAGAGGTTCTTATGACTTCTACAAATCAGATTGGAAATACTTAAATGATGCTTCTACAAGAGGTGTTTTAGGTATGGCTAATCCTGCTATCACTGCTGGAAGTACTGTTGAAGGTGTTTTAGTTCCTGCTGGAACTTCAACTGTTTACGATCAAATACTAGGTCAAAACATCAGACGTCCTTTCTTACATGTAAGATATAGAGCTTCTGAAACTGAAGATAGAAGAATGAAGTCTTGGATCACTGGTTCTGTTGGTGGTGCATATACTTCAAGTCTTGACGCTATGAAAGTTAATTTCTTGTCAGAAAGATGTCTATGTGTTCAAGGTGCAAATAACTTCGTGTTATTCCAATCTTAAACAAAACAATTATAAGGTGGTCGAAAGGCCACCTTTATTTTAATTATTATATTATATTATATTATGGAAACCAAAATAAAAAAAGAAAAGTGGGAAATAAAAGATAGACATTATCTTTTAAAAGGCATGAAACCTTTAACTTTTATACTAAGATCTAGATCTAATAGAAGACAACCTTTGTTGTATTTTGACGAAGAAAAAGGTCACAATAGAGAATTAAGATACTCTACTAATCAAAAATCTCCATTTGTTGATGAGCAAGATGGTCAAGCTATGCTTGGGCATATCGTGTTTGAAAATGGCGTACTTCACGTGCCTAAAAATCAGCAATCATTACAAAAATTATTATCTTTATACCACCCTTTTAAAGATAAAAAGTATTATGAATTTGACTCAGTAGTTGAAGCTGTCGATGAATTAGAAGATTTAAACTTACGAATAGAAGCTTTAAATTTAGCTAAAGACATGGACATAGACAAAGCAGAAGCTATAATGAGAGTTGAATTAGGTTCTGACGTAACTAAAATGAGTACAAAAGAGCTTAAAAGAGATTTACTATTATTTGCTCAAGATAATCCAGAATTATTCATAGAGCTTTCTAACGATGAAAACGTCGAGCTTAGAAACTTTGGAATAAGAGCTGTTGAAGATAGCATTATAAAATTAGCTAGTGATCAAAGAACATTTACTTGGGCTAGTAATGGTAGAAAATTAATGACAGTTCCTTTTGATGAAAACCCATATTCAGCTTTAGCTGCTTGGTTTAAAACAGATGAAGGTCTTGAAGTTTATAAATCTATCGAGAAAAAGTTCAAATAACAAGTGACTATAATTATGAGGGGTTACATAAGTAACCTCTCTTTTTAAAATATTAAAAATGGCAATAAGCGTAGATACTGTATATAAAACTGTATTACTTATTTTAAATAAAGAACAAAGGGGTTATATGACACCTGATGAATTTAATAAAATAGGTAGCCAAGTACAAAGAGAAATATTTGAGGCTTACTTTGAAGACTTAAATCAACAACTACGTATACCTCAGTCTGATGTAGAATATTCAGATAGAGTTGCTATTACAGATGAAAAAATTGCAGAATTTAAAACTGAAAATGACCAAACAGTAGCTGAAAAAACTATTGGTGGTACAAATCCTTTTACAACTCCTTCTGAGTTATATAGACTAGGTTCAATAACTTATGAACCAAATACAAGTACATACAAAGAAATACAAAGAGTAGGTAGAGCAGAAATATACAACATTAGAAAAGCTCCTTTAACTGCACCTACAACTAGCTACCCAATATATTTATA